GTTGAACCCTCTCCAGCGCATGAACATCTTGAATTCGTCATCCAACTTCTGCACGATCAAGGCTTGTAGTCGCTCACAATACTGATTGAATCTGTACTCTTGTATTAGTGCTGTTCCTACTTTGCCGTCTGTTAAAGCACGGTCGGAATCGTCTGGACCAGTGGGCAGATAGCTTGATGGCACACGCAGGCCACGAGCCATTTTGTTGTTAAAATACTTTAAATCGTCAATTTCACCTAGGTTTTGCCCGCCTTGCAGCATCTCTACTGAACTGCCACGACCGTCTGCACCTACTGGAAAGAAGAAGTCTTCATTGATTGAGAGTGGATTATAACTGCTATCCATGATGTTCTGACCGCCGCCACCGTATGTGGGAATTCTGCGTTGATGCATTTCATTCTTCACACGCTCCACAAACGCCATGGCCATATGGCTGGGCATGTTGCCCACGTCAATCTTGAACATTCTACGCTCGGGCGCACGCTGCACTCTGTAGATCAACATGGCATCTTCCAACAGTTCTTTCTGTTTGAATACTTTAAAGATGTTTTCCAAGATTGATTTACCAAATGGCCAGAATGTGTCTAATCCTTCGTTAAGACTCATATGAACCACATGTTTAGCATCAATACAGGTTTCATTCACAGCACGGTTGAATCGGCTCACACCGCTCATGGCTGAACTGGGTGCTGTGTAACCGCCGCCCTGCATGCTGCCGCCAATGCCGCCTGCTCCGCCTGAACTTGGGTTGACCATGAAGTCAGTGGTGGTCTTGGCTGCCACAGTCAAGTTCTGGAAGTTGGGGTTGATGTCACGAATGATGTATTGTTCCGGGCGTTTGCCTTCGTTTTCGTTCACGATCACACGCACCACTTTGCTCATGTCCACCCAGTACATTTCAAATGTTTCTGGATCTCGCACAAACACCTGATCACCGTACTTGATGGTGTTGCGGAACAGTTTGAATATGCGTTGATCCAGCTTGTTCAGCTTGACCCATTGCTGCATCTGTTTGCGGATGATCTCAATTTCATGATCTGTAGGGTCGTCGTTGTAGGTTATGTCAAACGGTGTGTCGTTTTGTTCGTTCAGCTGTGTGGAGAATTCAGCGATGATGTCCAAGCATGCGTTCACTTCCGAATCCGCGTCCATGTTTTCATACTGATTGTAGCGTTCAATACGGTTGGGATGCCCAGAGTATACTTCTGGCAATCGGCTGGCATAGTTGCGGAAACTGAAATCTGCATCTGCTTGATTGTTTCGTCTTCCGTCGTTTTTGGGATATCCAGGCAATCCCTGATCTCTTCCACCCGCGATTGGGCTCATCTGTCCAGATAGATCTGCTACCTTGAAATACTTTTTCCAGCCTTGTTTTGGTTCTGCCATAGTGTGTTATTTATTGCTATGCATTGTATGTGGCACGTAAAGTCTTGTCTTGTATGCCCACGCCTCTACGCATGATCTCAATGAGGTCATCTAATTTTTGTGATACCACCACATTGGATGCAATCAATTCTGAATCACGCGGAGTTGTTGTTGATTCTGTTTTTGTTTCACGTGCTGTTGAAAACCCTGCTGTGATAATCTGGCTCATCATGTCAGGATCCAGACTGGATCGGAAAGATGTGGGCATCTGAGGAAATCCAATATTCTCAACCGATGCTATGTTCACAGTTCCTCGATTCACCGTGGCTGCCAGTAGCTCTGATGTTGTTGTCAACGACATTGGACGACCATCCACTGAGGCCACTGGCTCTGATGTTGTTGTCAACGACATTGGACGACCATCCACTGAGGCCACTGTGGGTACTTGATCCAAGGCGCTGCGCCGCTGATCTCTTGGTGCTTGATTATCTTGAAGTAGTAGTCGTAATCTGTCTATTTGCTCTTGTGCTAATTTAGCAGCTTCTTTTGCTGCGTCAGTTGCACCGTTTACTGCGCCTTTAGCCACTTCTTTTAATAGATCATCAATAACTTGGTTTACGGCTGTTCGCATTCCAGGAACAATTATGTTTAGCTCTTCCACAGCTCTTCTTTCAATCATTGATTCTGTGGGTTTCATTTGTTTAAGACCGGCATCTTCCTGTCTTGATTTTCGAGTTCCTTCGGTCTCCCCTTTATCTCGATCCAACGGCGGACCGCCCACGCCTTGTGATAGCCTTTGCAATTGTAATTTTGCTCGTTCAGCTTCAATTTCCGCAGCGCTCATGCCTTTGAAGCCTTCAGCACCTGGCAATCTGCTTGTGCCTTCAAGTCGATATGCTTCTGTCAACTTCAGCATAAAGTACCCCACTGCTGTGGACCCAGCATGTATCATGTTTTGCAGGTCTTTTTGAGCTTCTCGTTGCAGTTGTATGGTTGCAATCTGTACCTTGATACTTTCGTGTGTTTTTTCTATCTGTGTCTTTTGTGCGTCTTCGGCTGCTTTTTCTCTTTCTGCTGCTGTACCTTTCAGCAGGGTTACTTTTATCATGTCTGCAACATTGGAAGTGAAATTATTGCCCGCTGCCATGTACAACTGCCCAAAGGTATCCAAGGTTTTTCCAAATTCACCTTTGGCTGTGTCAAGTATTTTATTTGCCTCAACACCAACTCCCGCGGCTGCTTGTTTGAATGCTTCTGGTGCTGCCATGAACAGTTTTCGACCTTCTTCGGTTTGCATGCCATATCCAGTGAACGCAGCCCGAAATCCTTTTTGCACATCACCGGTTGTTTGTTGCAGAATTTTGTTTTCTTCTTCCAGTTGTTTTTTTGCTTCCAGATCACCGGCATTGGCTTTCATGGTCAGTTCTCTGTGATGAATAGCATAGCGTTCATCATTCAAGCGTTCTTCCATTTCTTTTTGCTGTGCTTCGGCACTCTTGCCTGTGAGTTTGCTCAATATGTCCATTTGCTTGATGTAGTCTTCTGCACCAGCAGACATTCTAGCAGTGTAGGCTTTTTGATCTTCTCCTGCTCGCTGCATGGCAGCACCGGACATTTGTTGTGTCTTGAGAAAACCGGCTGTGCCTGCGTTGATGCTCTCGATACTCATGCCCATGGCCAATAACTGAGTCTGCACTCCTGTTCGTTGTATATTCTCAGATATGTTAGCAAATGCTGTCACACCTTGTGCTGCGGTTCCTCCAAATTTTGCCAGCATTTCTGAATTTGATTCAAGCATCTTTGAGAATTGTGGCAGTTGCGTGTCGCTCACCACACCAAACTGCTGTGCGGTTTTCAGCAGACTATCTGTGTTTGCTTCTCCGGCCAGCCCTGTCTTTGCCAGCACTTGATAGCTCTTGTATAATTCGTCGTTTTGTAAATTAACCGCTTTGACATATTCCATGCCAGCAGCGCCTACGGCTCTGAATGCATCTCCTACAGGCCCCAAGATCGCTGATAGTTTTTCTATACTAGCTGGCAGTCTATCCAGTGCTGCATTGTACGCAGCCATGCCAGTTGCACCCGAAGCGGTAGCAGAAATCAACTGTTGAAACGGCCCCAACAGCCTTTCTATGACCGGTCCTAGAGTGGAGAAATTCTTACCGGTTTTGGACAGTATGTCTTGTATTATCTTGGCTTGTTCTTCAACTGTTGGATCAGCCATGGCGGTTTCCTTGAATTTTTTCCGGGTGAGATTTTGTCATAATTATATTTATCAAGGAAACCTATGCTACCAAACAACCCGCTGACCCAATACTTTCGTCAACCTGCCATCTACATCCGATTGCCCAGTCAGGGCCGATTCTATCCCCCGGGCACACTATCCATGCCGCCCAACGGAGAAATTCCAGTGCTGCCCATGACTTCAGTGGATGAAATTACCTATCGCACTCCAGATGCTCTGTTCAATGGTGCTGCCACTGTGAGTGTGATCCGCAGTTGTGTGCCGGCCATCAGAGATCCCTGGACCATGCCCGGAGTAGACGTGGATGCTGTGCTGGTTGCCATCAGAATAGCCAGCTACGGCCATGCCATGACAATTTCACCCACTTGTCCAGAATGCAAAGAAGCACAAGATGTCATGGTAGATCTACGAGCTGTGAATGATAGCATCCGCATTGGCAACTACGACGACTCATTGAGTGTGGGAGATCTAGAATTCTATTTCAATCCAATCACATACCACACTGTGAATCAGAACAATCAGGTACAACTTGAACAGCAGCAGAAAATCAATGCACTGGCAAGTCAAGATCTTGATGATCAGATCAGACTGGAAAAATTAAAAGAGATCATGGCTGCTATCAATGAACTCACCATCAAGACTGTGGCTCACAGCATTGGTGCTATCAAATCACCTGGTGCCATGGTCACCGAGCATGAGTTCATACTGGATTATCTGCACAATTGTGATAGCAAGATATTCAACCAACTGAGAGATTACATAATACAACAACGCAAGCACAGTGAGATCAAACCATTGGATCTCACTTGCGACAGTTGCAAGCACGAATACAAACAACCGTTTACTTTGGACATGGCAAGTTTTTTCGACAACAACTCCTGAAATCCGGTCCTGGGGAAATCAGTGAGTTAATAGATCGAATGGAAAAAGATTGCCAGAGTATACGCCAGGAATCATTAAAAATAAGTTGGTACATGCGAGGTGGACTCACATATGATCAGTCCATGGCCTTGAGCATACAAGAACGTGAATTGATCAATGAACTGATCAAGGAAAACTTGGAAACCACCAAGAAATCAGGATTGCCATTCTTTTAAGACTTGCTACGCAAGTCTATTGATTCGCTGTGCTCATCAATGTTATTTTTGTTTCTTGACTTAGTATCATCTAGATACTGTGGTCATAATTCACCGTATGCACGGTGAAAAACGCATCATCTGAGTGACAGCAGTCATCTACGGTAATGAGATTGTGGTTTCCCACGCGGAGGCGGTTGACCGGTACCCCCTACTCAAGCTTCACATATCAACGGAACCCTAGTGACCCGACGTTGATCCAAGTCCTATGAGCAGGGGTTGTATCTGTTTCACAGAGCCCCGACCATTTGTTGCCTTAAGTTAGCAATTTGCCTTTGACGCCCAAGTCCAGACCGGGTATCGCACCGTTCCTCAATGGGGTTGAGTCATGTCACTCAACACAGAGTCTATTAGATATGTTTGGTTTGCTGCCAGTAGGGGTCGAATGTGACCAGGAGATTGTGATAAAATTTCAAATCAGGTGATAGCATCAAGTAGGTAAACTCGCCACGAGCTTCGTATTCTTCGTCGTCAAATGAATAGTCTTCAAACACTTGCTTAACTAACTTGTATAGATTTAATTTTAATTGGTCTGATTGATTTAGTTTTTGATCGTTGATTGGTAGTTTGATATTGTGATTTTGTGTAGCAAACAGATTCATCATGTGTGTTTTGATCTGCTCGTCACTTTGCTGATACATAG